TTAAACGGCGTTTTCGTCGGCGAAGCATCCGGTGTCGTCGGTCATGATGGTGTTTTCGAGCTGCTCGAGCATTTCGAGATGCACGAGGAACTTGCCATCGGCGACCATGGCGTTAAGTGCTGCGATGGTATCTTGCGAGACGTAGCAGAGGGATTGAGCTGCAGGGCGTATCATAGGACACCTCCTTTTCTTTCTATTTTATTAATAGCCACTGCCAGCACAACAGCGATGACGGTGGCGATAATGCTAACAAGCGGACGCTGCTCGATGGCAGCTGCACCCACAAGAACGCACAAAGCTACTAAATTGATGTAGATTGCCAAACGACGGGTTATGGTGAACTCGCAGAGGCGGGTGTAGAACTTGCTGGGCGTATCGAGCCAGCGGGTAAGGGATTTGCTTTTTGCATTCGTCCATGCCTTGATGGAGAATGCTCGCCAAGCGGGGCGAATAGAAATTGATTGTTGCATATTGCACACTGTTTAGCGTTGCCCGGATCCGCCGGGTACGGATACAGAAAAAGCGGATGCTCTTCCTGTCGCTAAACAGTGTGTCTCACACCCGAAGGGTAAAATCACCGGAAGGCATCCGCCATAATCTTTAATAGTATGGGCAGAAAAATAAGCCCATCGAAATTAATAAGTTCGGGGCTTGACATTCATCGTACCCTTCGTTTGTGTATTACTATACACTGTTTAGCGATTACAAAGATATGAATAATCCCCGAAACCTGCAAAGAATTTCGGGGATTAATTTACGAGAGGTATGATTTAATTTATATGTACAGATTTCTATAATGCTCAATACTTTCATTTCTTATTTTTCATCATACGCACTAACCACTCCACACAATTCATTCTCAAAATTAAAGATATCATTAAGGTCTGAGATTTCGTGTTTGGTTTCGACCTTATTTGCATCGAAGGTTGATATATACTTTTTGCTTTTTGCATTGAAATACAGACGGCATATCGGTTTTCGATTGTTATCGTCGAGCAAGATGGCAAAATAAGTAAGAGCGTCTCGATAAACGACACGAGAGACATCGACCGATTTGCGGACAATGGCTTTGACGATGTTAAAGGCATCAAGTTCTTCCTGTGTGGTGACAATGCCATCTTCAGCCGTCAATGTCGTTTCATTCTGCTCCGCATCGGCAGACACGGTGATTGCTTCTGATGCTTCCCGTTGTTCTTCTGAACTGAGCGCCGTTTTCAAACGTTTAGAAATAGCTTCGTTGATATAACTATTGATTGCACGCTTGACCAATTCAGAGAATTGCTCTTGCACTTTAGATGTGATGATACCATCGTAGACTTTCTTTGTGAAATACTTCACAATTTCGGGGGAGGGATTGACTAGCTCTTCAGCAAAAATCTTTTTCAGTTCGTTGGAATATTTCAACTCGCTGGCAGAATTTAAGATGTTGTCAATATCAAAATAAGACTTATGGAACTTCTTGAGTTCCTCAAGCTGGTAGTCTTTGATGTCGGCAATATCAATTTCTAAGAATGGCCTTTCGTCCATAATATTTTGGTCCTCAAGGTCGGTATAAAAGAGATAACGGATACCATTTGTGAGTAGTCCAAATTTGGCCTTAGAGGCAACAAAATATTTTTTGAGTTGCGTGTCGTGCAGTGATAGATCTTGCTGCCAGTGCTTACACTCAATGAGAATAATAGGGAATCCATCTTTCATAATTGCGTAATCGATTTTCTCTCCTTTTTTCTTAATGAGATCGCAATCCATCTCCGGAACAACTTCTAACGGGTTAAACACATCGTAGCCAAGCGCATTGATAAAAGGCATAATGAATGCGTTCTTGGTTGCTTCTTCTGTAAGGATACTTTCTTTTTGCTGATTTACTTTTTCAGCAAGTTGCTTAATTAGATCTTTAAAGTCCATAAGTTTTTAGGTTTTTAGTATTGCAAAGATATGAAAAGAAATGTATTTTTAAAATAAAACCCCTCACAATTTTGTGAGGGGGCGGTGTGCATCTGTAGGCGGCAGATGCTTTTGTCAAATTGGGGAAGTTACTGCCCCATGCCTGTGCTTCAATATTGTCGGCGGCTCGACGGATGCGTTCGGCAAGGTCGACGAGTGCACCTTTTAGTTTGATACGCTCTTCGAGGTTGAAATCAGTAGGTTTTCCGTTTCCATCAATACCGTTGAATTTATTGTAAAACCATGAGGCGGACTTGGTGAAATAGTCGCGCGCCAACACTCCCCATGAGATTGAAACAAGAATGTCGCTTAATTGCGTTTTCATTGTTTTTCGTTCTGTTAAAATCATATTACGTCCCATATTGTTGTTTTTTACCCCCACCCCTTGCGAGGTGGGGGAAGTTGTTAATTTAAAATCATTCTCTCAAAAAGCTCTCTTGCATAGGCGAGCAAGTTGTCGCTTCCGTTAGGAAAAGCTCTTTTGTAATTTCGGATGGCTTCGAGCAGCTCATCTTCCTCTTTTGTGATTTCTTTCTTCATATTGTAACTATTTTTATTTGACACTACAAAGATAGTGTATTATTTTACACTATGCAAATTTTTAGTGAGTTATTTTACACTATATTGCATTTTTAACATTTGGCTAATTATGTGAAAGATGAAGGTTCGTGAAGTATTAGAACAAACCGATGAAAAAGAAGATCTGAAAGAAAGGAGTCCGGACTGTCCGTCCGGACGTCATAGCCTTCGAATTGTCGGACATATTGAGCAAAGCGGCGCATATATTCCGAGTCTGTACATTCACAATCGAGCTTCTGATATACCTGAAGGGCACGAAGGAAATCGGCCGGGCTATGGGCGAAAATGGTATAAGGATGTTGTATGCGCACAAGATTGTGCGGAGCACCGTGCTCATCCTTATCAGTAAAAAACTCCATACGTCCTTTCACTTCAAATTCTACTATTGCAGGGCTGATACCCTTAAAATCAGGGTGCCATGCTACTGGCAGGCCTAAGGCGAAGAACGAAAGATCGTTATGTTCAATCCCTGAAATGTTTGTTATTCGTTTCTTTTTCATACAATATATTTTTATATTTTGTTTTCATTGGGGACTACACCCCAGCTTTTACTAAATTCTTCATCTTTAAAGGCATCGGCAATACCCGTGATTTGCTTCAAGCGTAAAACTTCGTCGGCTTCCATTCCGAGCTCTAAGCCGATGCGGGCATTTGTCCAGTTGTGTTTCTTCAGCAAGACAACCAGCTTGGCAGACAGTTCTACCTGATGGGTTCCCCTTGCCATATTATGACGAACCGTTGACGTAACCCTATCTTCCAAGCCCTTGTTAAGCCGACTGCAGGGCACGTAACCGTGCAGGCTTGCATTTATTTCTTTATCTTGCTGTATCACCGTTGTTCGGTGGAAGCCGTCAACAACGGTGTATGGATGTTTTTTGTTTTCTGCTGTATCGCAGACGACAACAGGCATCGTTACACCGTCTTTTTTTATCGACAGTTTCAACAGCTTCATTTCGGGCGGGGCCACCTTATTAGGGTTATAGTCGTTGCCTTGTATTTGATTTGCCGGCAACAGTTGGACATTAAGCGCCGGATGGTTGACATCCAGCCAATCGTACAGTTCTTGCGTGATTTGATTGAAGACCTTTACCTTTTCATCAAAAGGAAGATTCTTAAGGATATTCTGTATCATAATTCGTTTTTTAATCTGGTTATCATAGCGACCTGTTTTTCAAGTTCGCGTTTTGTCTGAGCGAAAGAAAGTCCTTTGCACCACCAATCGTTTTTTAGCAACACCTTACAGATACGCCGCCAAGATGGGACTTTGCGCCGAGACTCTTCTTTCGGATCGGCATAATCGGGTATCACCTTAACACCTTCGTTTTCCCACCAGGCAAGAAACTTATCTATCTTAGCCTGATAATGGGCAGCCCATTGCGGGGGCATGGTCTGTAAAAGAAACTTTGCATAACTTTCATACGTATATCCATCGGGCAGATTAACTTTAAAATTTCCCAACGTTGTTCTATCCGTTTCGCTGTATCGATTGCCAAAATTCGCACCGGCAACTCTGTTGACCACTTTTGCCCATGTTTCGGGTTCAAGCATTTTAAACAGGTACAAGCCTTGTCGCTGGTCGTCGCCATAAGGCTGACACAGTCGCTGTTTATGAATAGAGACACCAGCGAGATACATTAAATCGTAGATTTTATTATAGTCCCACCCAAAGCGTCCGTTAGCTATCCATATATCTTCGCACCGCCAATCGTAGATAGGATAGCAATTGAAGATATGCGAGCCATCGTCGTGGGGAAAGAGTTTAGTTGTCCACTGCAAGCCATCGAGCGTGATCTTACTTTCGCTGGCTATCGTTCGATACCTATTGAGACTCTCATCGCTGCGGATGCCTACGCAACAAGCTGTTTTCTTTCCTTCGGAAAACCACTTTGCAAATTCCGGAACAAACTCTTCGAACTCCATACCATGGCGAAAGAACGGGAAGTAGCTTTCATCGGTTATGACATGCCTGTTTGTGGGGTACTGCCGAACCCATGCATCTTTTGCTTCCTGATCCCAACATACCCAATACGGATTGATTTGCGAGACCGCATTTCTAAGATGTATCGGCAGGCACACCCACCAGCCCGTTACTTCCTTACGACTGAACATCCTATCCGTGAAATCGATGGCGTGTTTGTATTGCGCCTCCATATCGATGTATAGAATATGAACAGGCAACCTGCCATGCTTGCGTGCGGCTTCGATGGCGAGGTTTAACAGAACTCCACTGTCTTTACCGTTAGAGAACGAGATACAGACCTTTTCGAAGTGACTGTATATGTAATCGTACCGCTCAACGGCAGCTTCGTAAACATTTTGTTCTTTGTATGCCTTCATAGTTCTTTCTTTAGTTCTTCTTTTGTTTTCCCCTTCAGATACTCGAGCATATCAACTTTTTTTTGGATATTTCTGTCGATAAGGCTTTCAAGTCCGACATCGCCGGTAAGGTCATAGTAATGGCAATTGTGGAGTTGCCCTGTGCGGAATGTGCGTCTACCGGCTTGCAGTCGTAATGCTAAATCCCAAATCTTATCAAAATACACGGTATAGTGATAGTTTTGCAGGTTAAGCCCCAACGCCTCGCGCTGATACGACAGGACGGTTGCCTTCGGGAAACGCTTTTCACACTCAACCCGGCTGTCTATGTATTTACAATAAATGATGGTACCCGACTGTGGAATGGACTTAAACAAACCTTCGAGGGCCAAAAACTTATTTTCGGTGCAGCAGTATGCGTGCTGCATTTTTTGTGTCATCTCTAAGAAAATGTTGTTGTTTTTCCACTCCAGTGTTTCGTCACTCAAAAAGCGTTCTTTAATATTTTCGTATACCTCTCGACTATCCTCGTCTACCTGATAGCGGGTAACCGTGTAGAGTTGTTTAACCTGTAACGACAAGTCACACTCGTAGACATAGTGCCGGATCAGGAAATAAAGGTAATCAATATTTTCGTAGCCCGTTATGAATTCGCGCGTATAAGCCGTTCTACCCCCAAAATGTTTTGTGATTTGGGTGTATTTGCAGAACGTATTTTTAAACCGGGCATAGTTCATTTGCAGTATCTTAGGAGAAAGAAACTGCATCTGTGCCCACATATCGAGCAAGTTTTTGGAGATAGGCGTTCCGTTAAGAATCAGCTTGTATTCTGCAAGCTCGGACAAGGCAAGAAGCCGTTTAGTACGTTTGGCTTCGATATTTTTTATCTTCAGACTTTCATCTACAACGATAAAAGCCTTTTTAGCCTGCTTGAGCTTACTCATTACGTCCAAGTATATTCTATCCGATGCACCGATGCTTTCGACACCGATAAAAAGTGTTTTGCAGGGCAAAGAGCCCCATTTGGCAATTTCGTCGGGAACAGATGGAAGAGCCCCGCGTGTACGGAGGGTACCAAGCGGACCGATCCACAGAATAAGATCGAGCCCAGCAACCGCACTGACCAGCTCGCAAGCGACGCGCGTTTTGCCCGTGCCTGCCTCCATAAAGAGTGCACCCACTTTCCATTTTACAAGGTGTATCTTTGCCTGCTGCTGATGCTCGAACAGACTCATCGCTGAAGGGATTTTATGATGTTATTACCTTCCGGCTTTACTTTTTCCGGAACGTGTTTCTTTACAGAGAAAGATGGGAGCAGGACTCCCCTTTCGTCAAACCATGCCTCCTTTTTATTGGAGTACTGCAGCTCGGTTTTCTCAAGGAACCAAGCGGCTATCCAATAAGCATCGCTTTTTGACACTCCAAAATCAGGGGCTATGACCTGACTTTTGGGGATGATAGCTGTGCTACCATCAAATGCTGTAGCCTTATATGCTTTGGCACTAATCGATGCAAGACTTTTTAGCCTGACCGAATAACATTTTATTTTCATGGTTCGTCGGATTTTAGGATTATTTTTTCGGCGCACTCAGACAAAGAAACCTTTGCCTTTTCGGATGCGCGCCTGAGTTTATCGGCGCAATATTCGGAGAGGTGGACTGTTATTCTTACTTTATTGAGCCGCTTCCGCCCGGCATTGGGGCGCGAGCCCCCTCGTTTATTCTTTTCCATTGTTGTTATAGTTTTTAAGCCATAGATGACTCATAACTTTCAAATAAAGTTTTCACCCCATCAAGACTATTTAAGTCAAGGGATTGCAACACCTTATTATCAATATTAAAACCATTTTCTTTTAAAGTTTTAATATTAGGTCGTCCCTCTTTTTTTGCCAAAGACAACACAATACCTTTATGGGAAACTTTATCTCCCATCCGGCAGACTTCCAGTGCAAATCTAAAAGATGTTTCGAGAAGATTCGAGATGGTGTATTTTTCATCTCTTGTTTCTATAGAAAAAGAAAAGCCAATAGACTTAGCCTGGATTTTCACGATTTTATAAAAGTGTCTCGAAAGACCTAAATTTCCCTTCAGGGTAAATCCTTTAAAAGTCTCTTCCTTTTTTTCATTGGAAGTTACACCCTCCCAGAATTTCTGAATTCTCTCAATGATTTCATCAGTATTGGCTTCAAGAGCCTGCCTATGAATATCTTGAGCTTTCAACTCTTCCTCTATTCTTTTCCTTTCATCTTCCACTCTCTTTTCTTCGAGATTGACAAGATATTCTTTTCTCTCATCTGTCTCATAAGGACAGATACCGGAGAAAACTTCAAAATCTCTCATTACTATTCTTGGTACATCTTTTAAAGAGATTCTTGAAAAGGTTCTCTGAGTTTTTCCTTTCCTACCGCAGTAGGAGGGATGTTCAATATCTTTTACACCCAAGCTCGTGCGGAATCTATAAATATCTACCCTTGTGTAGTCAAGAGGATACTCAGTTAGTCTGCTAACTTCAATTTCTTTTAAGAACTTTTCGTTTGTCATAATGATTTGCCCGTCATGCCGATAGCGCAGCAATTAATTATTTCTTAGAAAATAGTTTTTTTACGTCCTCGATTTTGGTTAAATCAAGGGCGTTAACCTCGTCTAAGGAAAGACTTATACCCTCCTTACGCAGGGTCTGAATGTTTGGTGTGTATCTTTTCTCAGATACAGACAAAACCAAGCCTTTATTACTTATATTTTTGCCTAACCGGCAAACCTCAAATGAAAATCTAAATTCCCGTTCAAGCATAGGACGAACATCCCATTCATTGTTAGGCTCAATTTTCTTTGATATATTAAAGCCTAACCCTATATAAGGGTTTCCAACCTTCAGTTTTTTCTGAGTCTCACCATTCGGCAGGCAAATGCAGGACCCATTCAGGCTGATGCCCTTAAATACTTTCTTAATTTTATCATTAT